TGAAAAAAGAACTATTACAACTCTCAAGAATGATTTTAAAACTTGCTGAAGTTGCAACTGATAAAGGTGTTCTTATTTGTGATGACGAAATCGCAGTCGGCCGCGAAGTTTTCATTGAAAACGAAGAAGGCGAATTAGTAGCTGCTCCTGATGGCGAATACACTGCTTCTGAAGATGGTAGAGTTTTCGTAGTAGAGGAAGGTAAAGTTACTGAAATTCGTGAGGCTGAAGCTGAACCTGAAACTCCAGCAGAACAACCTGCTGAACAACCTTCAGAAGAAGCACCTGCTGAAGAATCATTAGAAGAACCTGAACAACCTTCAGAAGAAGCTGAACCTGAAGCAGATCCTAAAGACGAAGAAATTGCTAGACTTCAAGCTCAAATTGAAGAATTAAACAATGTAATCGCTGAAAAGGATGAAGAAATTGGCAGACTTAAAGCAGAATTAGAAAAATCTGATGAAGAACCCGCTGAGGAACAATTAAAATCACAAAAAGAAGAAAACAAATCTTGGTTCAAGCCGAGATTCTAATAAAAACAAAACTATAAAAATTTATTTAAATAAAAATTATGGCATTTCAAGTTAATACATTACCTGATTATGTTGAACAACGTAAAGGTGAATTATTGCAAAAAGCAGTTCTCGGCTTTGAAACACGTAACTACATCAATTTAATGACTGGTGTAAAATACAAAGAAGCCTTAAACATTTTAGCAACTGACCCAGTACTTCAAACTCGTACTTGTGGTTTCGATGCATCTGGTAACGTTTCATTTACACAACGTGTAATGACAGTTGCTCCTTATAAAGTAAATATGTCTCTTTGTGAGGAAGATTTAAGAAAGAAATGGATGAATGACGAAATCGTAGTAAAAGCTGGTGGTGAAGTTCTTCCTTTCGAAGAAAAAATTGCTGACAACATCGTTAAAGGTGTAAACAAACAATTAGAAAACCTTATCTGGAACGCAACTAATGCTTCTAATGGTTTCGATGGTCTTTTAACTATTGCTAAAGCAGAAGCTGATGTTATTGATGTATCTGCTGGTGCATCTGATTACGAAACAGCAATCAATGTTTACAAAGCTATTCCAGCTGAAATCTTAGACAAAGCTGAAATCTTCGTTGGTGAAGACCAATTCCGTTCAATCGTTCTTGAAATCACTGCTAAGAACTTATATCATTATGACCCTAAAGTTGATGGTGCAAAAACTATCGTACTTCCTGGAACAAACTGCAAACTTCACGGAGTTGCTGGTTTAAATGGTAAAGGTCAAATGTTAGCTGCTGACCCAGAGAATTTATTCTACGGTGTAGATATGGCAGATGATGCTGAAACATTTGATATCTGGTATTCTAAAGACAATCAAGAATTCCGCGTAGCTATCAAATTCAACGCAGGTGCTTAGGTTGCATTCCCAGACCAAATCGTTCTTTCAGAAGCTGCTGCTTAATCATTGAAGCAAATTTAATTTGATGAAAACGGGGGTAGAGAATACCCTTTACCCCCACAATTATTTTAAAACTACAAAAATTAAACATTAAACACATTATGGCAAGTTGTACTTCATATACATTAAGTGGATTAAACGCAGGTTGTAAAGATTCAATTGGTGGTGTAGCTAAAGTTTGGTTAGCAGATTTTGATTCTATTAGTTGGACTGTTGCTACTGACCCTTCTACTAATGAAAAAACTACAATCACTCCTGATTCCACTTCAGCATTTAAAGTATTTAAACTTAGACGTGGTGCGGCTTCAATGACTTCAAATCTTCAAGTTAATGATAATAACTCTTATGTTCAAACTGATTTATCAATGAACTTTGCAAAGATGGAAACTCCTAAGAGACTTGAAGTAATGGCTATTTTAATGGGCCAAACTTGTGGTATCGTAAAAGATAATAATGGTCACTATTGGGCATTAGGTAATGATAAACCATTAGAAGCTACTGCTGGTACAGGTGAAACTGGTACAGCAACTTCAGATGCAAACCAATATACAGTTACTATTCAAGACGAATCAGCTGAATTACCATTTGAAGTAGTAGATGCAACTACAATAGCTGCTTTAGAAGCAATCACAGTAGCGTAAGTTTAATACAAAA